GTCAGCAACCGAACAAGTTGCCAGCTCGTTAAACGCGATCGTCACGTCAGTCGTGCCAACGGCTGCCGGTTTGAGCGATGCTTTGACCCATGTGATCTCATAAGTGAGAGAGTCGGCTGCGCCGCCAAGTTGTGCGGGAATATACAAGCGCGGGATCAGTACATCCTCGCCAACACCAAGGCCATTGATGTAGGCGGCCACCTGCGCCTTGATTTGGTCGCCGATGATGCTTGTGTAGTTGTTGATCGCATGGATCTTGACCTCGACCGAAATTGCTTTGGTCGTTGGACGGTAAAAGCGAATCGTGTTCGAGAAACCCGATGCCGTGGTGATCACTTGCGAAGTTGTGCCCTGCGTGTAAGCGCCCGGCGTTTTCTTTTGCGAGATGGCTGTTGCAATGTCCGTGGTATCGCCACCTTGAACCACTAGCGCGATCGAGTGCGCTGGCAAGCCGTTTGCATCGGTGAGGTTGGTGTCATTCTCATACGCCTGCACCAGTGTGACGCCTGCAAGGCTCTCCACCGCACCCACAATTCCGTCAAGCACGGTCAAAGATGGCAGAGCAACCGATTGACTTTGACGCACGCGCAAGGCGGCATCAGTTTCGACCGGATTGCCCACAGCCGCAGTCGATGCGTTGTTGACGGTTTGCCAACCGTAGGTCGGCGTTTGGATCTTGGTAACTGTGCCAGCGGCGGCGGAAATTGCACCCGCCGATTGAGCGGTTGCCGTCACTGTTACGGTTCCCGTGCTGGGAATTGTCACCGAGGCGGGCAAATTCCAGTTGACGTTATTGGTATCAGCCACGACGCCATTGGTGATGGTTGTACCGGCCACACCAATGAGCGTGACATCGACCGTGCTCTTACTAGCAACTAAGCGAGTGATGCCGTTGATTTTGACGTTACTCGATAGGCCATTGCCTTGCGCAGTCGCGGGGCTCATCGAGTTGTAAACGGACACCGCCGCCGAGTTTGTGTCGTTGATTGCTGCAGCAATGACGCCTAAAAATTGGCCGTCTTGTGAGTCGTTGCCAAGATAGACATCAGGGCCAAAAATCACGCGGTATTGCGATTGCAAATAAGAGAGGATGTCGGCAAATTGCGGCGCTGTGATGCCGCTTGCGTCGATCGTCGGTGCGGTAGGTGATGACATTTACAAAGTCTCCGAAATTGTGGCCGCGCCGTAAATTGTGTTCAATGTTGCCGTGACGGACAGCTTGCGCGTCGTGCCATCAAAAGTGCTCGTGTAGTCGGTAATTTCGACCACACCTTGAGTGCCGAGGATGCGTTGCTTGATTGCTGCATCAGGGTTTCGACCCTGTTGGATCTTACCGAGGATCTCTTGCATCCAAGGTGTGCCGTCGCTTGTGTCAATGAACCACTCGCCCTGCCACAAACTGAGGCGCGTTGATACGGCTTGCGCAACGGCTTCGGGCGAATCGACCAAGAAAGCGGTAGCGCCCCCGAGCGTGTAATCGCCGGAGGCATCGAGTTTGCGGTAACGCATGGGTGTCCTTTAAGTTGGAGGGCCGGATGTACCGCCGCCCGTTTGCACGCCGCCGTGTGTGTGAGTGTTAAGGCTCTTGCCTGCGCCGGTAATGTTGCCGGTTGCTGTCAGCGTACCGCCCACGGTGGTGTTGCCAGCGACCGCCAATGTTGAGTCGCAAGTCACAGCGCCGGTCACATGGAGCGTGCCATTGATCGTCGTGTTGGCGTTGATCGTTGCGCCGTTTGGCGCGGTCATCGCGATCGTTTTGGCCGTCGGGTTTAACTCGATCAGCGTTGAGCCGTCGTCGCTGCGCAGTTGCGCCGCCGAGGTATTGACCGAGATCTTGCGCGGCTGTGATCGCACACCGGCGAGCACAAAGCCATCCGAGAGGTCGTGCATGCGAAGCTCGGCTTGTCCTTGGACGCCGCCAAGCTGCCACCATGAGTCGATACAACGCGATGCAAAGACCACAAGACACTCGTCGCCCTTGGCGATCGGAAAGGTCATCGTCACGCCACCGCCGCCTTGAAATACCACGGGGCAGTCAAGCAAGAGAGGCAGTTGCAACGAGCCAATCGTGCCATCCTCATCGCGCACGATAGCGCTAATTGCAGGCTGCACCGTGCAAGTCATTGCCAAGGCATCAAGCGATTGAATGATGCCCGGCATGGCCGTCCATAGCTTGCCCTGAGCGCCCTCTTGCGCCATGCGCATCATCTCCTCGGGGTCGCCGATTCTTTCGCGTCTATCCATATCGTTTAATTGGCCCCACGGAGTTATTGACCCCTTGGCGCTGTGTGTAGCTGATCGGCACGGTGGCATCGACTGCAAGGCATGTCAGCTCAGTAAACCAAGCATTGCCCCGCGTGTCGCCTTGGTGGTCGGCGACCATGACGTAGTAAAAACCATCGTCGTTGATCTTGTTCGATTGTTCCGACATCGCGTTTTGCGCTTGTTGGTTGATCGAAAGGTTGTATCGGTAGCGCTGGATGCTCGCGTTGTCGAGCTTCACTTGCGTGCCGATTTTCAAATTTGGATTGAGCAAGCACTTGATCTTGATGCCGTCTTGCGTTTGCTCAGGCAGTCCAACCATGCCGGTCGCTGCGGTGATCACCGGCACGTCGCCGGGCATGTAGGCCGTCAATGGAATGAAATTCACCTTACCGTCTTGGATGCTCCACGAGGTGCTTGTGGTTTTTGCCACCTTGCGCAGCTCGTCGCGGCTCATGCCAAAGATCACTTTGCCGCGTGGCAGCGGATTGCCCTCAAGCTCGGGCATGTAGCCCTGACTTACGCCAAACTTTGCCATGCCCTCAAGCACGGCGGCCACATGGTCGTTGGGCGTACTGCCTGCGGCCAATGACACGGCGCTCACTGCAAAGTTGTAAGCGCTGTCGCCGTCTGCTGCGGTGATGTCCAAGTAGGTGTCGAGCTGGCTTTCGCGGCCACGACGCACTTGTTTGATTTGACCGTCAAAGATCACGCCATAGTTGCCCTCATATCCCGCTTGGATCACGACACGCGTGAACTCGGGAGACGGCAAGATTTGACGGATGCGCTCGGCGGTTTGCGCCGACACGTTGTAAACGCGAATGTCGGCGCTGTTGGGCGTTTGAATATCGCCCCGACGAATCGAAAATGCAAAACGCAAAGCCGACAAGTCGATGGCCTCGCCACTGTCGCTGCCGACGATCAAGCTCGCCTTGCGAATGTATTGAGGCACACTCATTAGTCAGTCACCCAAAAGAGGCACGCATCGGAGCCAAGGTTGTCGTAAGTCGGCACAGCATCGGGATTGCTTGCAGTTTGCACCCACAGTCGCCCAGCAAAGCCAAGGTGCGAGTATTGCTCAAGCAAGTTGCAGCCGGTCACAAGCGGGATGCCCGAGACGATCGGAGCACCTTCGGAGGTGGCGATGTCAAGCACCCAGCCACCCTCATCGGTTGATTTGTAAGTCAGTGTCAACCGGTAGTCGGTCGCACCAAGTGTGATTTTGAAAGTCTGAGCACTTGGGATGAGCGGGATCTTGAAAAAATTAGCCATTACCAACCCCCGCCCGATCCACTATCAAACGGAGGCAATGAGCCGCCGGGTGATGGTGTTGCAGGCTTGGCGTTTTGCACGCCGTTGTTTTGAACTTCGCCGGTCTTTTGTGCATCGGCTTGGTTTGCATTTGGTGGCAGCGTGGTCGCCTGTGTGCTGGCAATGATGATTTGTCGGCACGTCACCTGCACCATGAGCATGTTGCTCGTGCGATTGTCTGTCGTCACCTGCATGCCCGTGATGAGCATATTGGTGTATTGGCGTTTGCTTGTCGTAATGTCAAACGGCACGCGGCTCTCTTGGAGTTTGAGAAGCTGCGTGTAAATCCCGCCAACGTAATCGGACACCGATGCCGAGCCACCCGAAAACAAAGCCGAAGCCGCACCGGTGAGCGCCTTGAGCGAGCTGTTGCTCCAACCACAACGGAGCACCACCTCCGACGGCATTTTGTAAGCGTGATCCGTGATGGCCGCGCCTTGCTCGACGGGGTGCTCAGTCACTTGCAAGTTGTCGGTGTGCGTTTCCTCAAGCGTTGCTTGAATCTCGATCCCGCCGATCTTGCCCTTTGGTGAGAGCGTCAGTTGGTCAAAAAAG